AATTAAAAAGTAGAAGTTCTTTACGTTGTTTTTGCTCTCGCATATATTCACCAACAGAACGCATCGTATAAGTGAGATCAAACTCTGCGGCATTCCAGTTTTTGAAACGATCTTTAACAAGTTGATCAGAATTATAACTTACCAATTGATCCATATTGTTAGCATCGCAATCAGCAGCAAACTTATCGTGATCAAATCCTTTGTGCATTGATCCCTTGTTCCCATAGAGATTATCCTTAATGTCATAAGGAGGATCAAGATACATAAAAGCACCTTTGTCTCCATCCATCAAGTAATCATAGGAATAATTAGTTATACGCCATTTCTCAATCAAATTCGAATATTCTGGAAGTTTTTCAATTCCACGAATACTGAAGTTTGAATTAGATGCTTGAGGTGAGAAGGAAGAACTTGCGGTAAGACCACTAAAAGAACACTTGTTTACAATATAAAATCGTACAGCACGTTCAAAGTTTCCCGTATTAGGATCTTCCAAAATAGTTTTTGAAATATCAAACAATCCCCGTGCCGACTCTGGATCAGGACAGGCACTCTTGAAATGTAAAAGATGATCCTTCAGTTCTGTTCCGAACATCTGGAGTTGCTGCCAGAAGTTCACAAGAGGTTCATAAAGATCGTTCACCCAAATATCAAGAGAAGGATACTTCTTAGTAATATGAATTGCTACAGAACCACCACCCAGAAATGGTTCTCGGAACTCATCATAATCACGAAGATCTGGGAAATAAGGATCCATTTTGGCGACTGCTCTACTTTTGCCGCCAGGATACCTTAAACAAGTTTTTAGTTGTTTTTGACTAATTAGCATTCAATTTCTCCATAATCATTTCACACTGTTGCCTCAATCAAATCATAAAGTTTAGTAGCAAAGTCTTCCTTTTCTGTTGGAATAACGTTATTCGCTAAAAATTGAATATCATTATAATGAACTCTAAAAGAAACTACAGCATCTTTAACTTTAATAGTTTTCATACAAGAATCCCAATCGCAGATGCCAACCGAATAATTTTTAGTATCCCAAAGAAGCATGTAGTCAAATGTTTTTTCAGGAAGACCTAAGTTTTTACCTTGAAAGTTTTTAAGAGTAATTTCTTTAGTATATGAAACAGTTTTTTGAAATAAACCATCCATTCCTTTAGATTCATAATAAAGACCATCTACAATTCCGTAGAAATCTTTACCATTTTCTTTATCGCCAACATACTTAAGTTGCCCACCACTATACTTAGCAATAGCAATTTCCTGAACTTCTGCCCTTAAGGGTCTAGTTTGTTGCCTCTTAAGTCCCTCTGTGGATTTAACAACTCCAAAAATAGAAGGAAAATCAAAAAGTTTTGGATTAATCATTTGAACTCAACCTCACACATAAGTTCAGTTAATGCCGCTAAAAGATTTATCTCCTGGTCAGCAACGAACGCACATTGGTATTGATACTTAGCAATAACAAGAACGGCAGCAGGAATAGATGAGGGTGAAAGACAATCAAAAGTGGCGTCATAAATCCTGCGAAGTAAGTTACTAGCATCGTTGTCCAGGTTGGAGACCACCCACTTTCGGACTTCAGTAAAGTTTTTATCTTTAAGGTTCTTGATGAGTTCATTTACTGAGATGTCTGAGAACGATGCAAGAATTCCTGAGTCAATTTTACCTCCAGTAGAGTACCTCTGAAGAGTATTGAGAAGTTGCCTTGTATCTGGAAAATAGTTTTTAATGAGTTCTGCTACAACTTTTTTATCATACTCAACTTTTTCCTCATCAAGAATATGAGACATTCTATTAAAAATAGAAAGCATCAACTCAGGTTTTTCATTCTTTGGAATGGGGGTGTATTTAAGAACAACACACCTTGATTGAATTGGTTCAATAATCTTGTTTAGATTATTACAAGTAAAAATAAAACAAACATTATTGTGAAGTTGTTCAATTACACCACGAAGACAGAGCATCACATCATTAGTTGTTCCATCAAACTCGTCAAAAAATACCACCTTTTTCTTATCATTAAACATAGAAACAGTTGTTCCAAAGTTAATGACTTGATTGCGAATAGTATCCAAATACCTCCCTTCAGATGAACCATTCAAAAACAAAACATCTTGTTTAGTAATCTTACAGAGAGTTTTGATTGTTTGAGTTTTTCCACACCCTTGAGAACCTTGAAGAATAAGATTTTGATTTAGTTGTCCTTCATCTACTACATTAGTAAAAAACTCTTTTACGCTTTTAGTAAGAATCAAATCTTCAACAGATTCTGGGGCCCATTTTTCAACCCAGAGAAATGGTTTTTTATCAGTCAGTTCCATATCAAAAAAATAAAAATCAAATGTAATAATAATTTGGGAACGATTTACTTCTCATTCTCCAACTTGCAGTATCTCGGTGGATATCAAGTATTTTAGCACACTCTTTCACAGATTCATAAATGACTCCATCAACACAACATTTTTTACCCATAGATTTTGAAAGATTTTTTCTATGCTCTTCAGTAAAAGGAACTCCTTTTCTTGGATGAGAATTTTTAGACCAATATTCTCTTTGCAATTCACGCATTTTATCAATAGAATCTTTAGTATGTTTGGTTCCCCATAAAGAATTCAATGAAGGTTTTAACCACTCACAATATTGTTGTTCTACTGATTTAATTTCTTCATCTTCGTGAATCCACTTGACTACTTCAATAGTAAAATTATGATACCCGTACTTTAAAAAATTTTCATAAAGTTTAGGACAATCCATTTTATTAGAAGCACACATAGTTATATGTTTAGCAAATCTAAGCATATAATTTTTTTCAGTAGAACCTATGTAATTTTCTCCTGTTATTTTGTTTCGTATTTGATAAACACAGTTCATTTACTAAACCTCGTAGTATAATACTATTTAGTAAATGAGTTATTTACACCCAAGATGGGCGTCTTTCGGGAATACGGAGGTAGTTGTCCTTCACCCAAGGTTTGGATGCGATATACATCTTGTAAGCAGTAAAAGTGTCAATGCTTGTGTCAAGTTTATACTCATCTGGCATCGCACGAGCAAATGGTGTTACTTCAGTAATCCTCCCCTTGGGAAACAGGTAATAAGCATCTACAAGTGTTTTATAACACGAGTGAGTTTTATTATACCGCAGGCAATACTCATCACACAAGTTAAGACCATGCTTAATCAACCAGTATGCATTGTGAATACTTTCCAATGCCCACTTGGTGCAGGGATGATTGCGGAATGCCCCTTTGTCGGTCTTGTAGGGGGTTCCATCTGCCTTAGGGAGGGTGCCATACCCATGTCCCCACTTGCCTGAGGCAACGATAGAGAGCATCTGACAGCACTCTAAGGGCATCTTGACAATGTGTTTGTCAGGAAGGCAAATGGCACTCTCAGCAGGCCAAGGAGAGGTAACAAAGATGTTCATCAACCAAAAGTAGAATCAGGCTCCAGAGCAATATGATAGCACAGATCGTGGTTTTTGCTGGTAAATCGTGACAATAGTTTTTGCGAAACTACGACTTCATAAGTTCCTGGGAGAATCTTAATGTTCTCAACTTTAAAGTTGAAAGTAAAAACACTATCAGTCTCACCAACAACAATCGAAAAATCATTGGAAGTGTCATTTTTCTTGTCGCGGACAACAAGTTTAACAACGCCCGCTTCACCAACAGCAGAAATATCTGGAAGTTGATAAACTGCTGCTGCTTTGAGAAGTTTATCCATTTGCTCAGTCGTCAACTCAAAGCAGACATCCTCGCTTGGGAGAATAATTTCTTTGTCTGGCGGTGTTACAATTACACTTGGATCCGCAAAAAAGTATTTGGAACGCATCTTACCTTCACGGATTACAACATATCCGTCATTTTCAAAATCAAGTTCAGGTGATTTATGAAGTCCAAGTCCATTCAAGAACTGGTTCAAATCATAAATTCCAAAATCCTTAGAAAATTCTTCAGTAATAGTTGCTTCGGCAAGAATGTTCTTCATCACACTAATAGTGCGAAGCTTGTTTCCCTTCCTGATCAAAATAGACTGATTAATGCCAGAAAAATTTTTAAGGACGGAAAAAGTTTTATCAGAAAGTTTCATAATCACTTGTTTTCAATAAGGTTAAGGTGATTGATCAGAAGAATCGTATAATGAAGAACCTTGAAAAGATCAGCACGAGGAGTGCCTTTAGTATCATAACGATCAATGTACTTGGTTACATTACCCGCACAGAATCCTTCACGGCGATTATGTTTGATTTTATCAATTGTTTGCTCCGTTCCACCTCCAGTTCGATCAACATAATGCTGCCGATAAGTACTGGCAATATATTCCTCAAGTTGTTTGAGGATTTTATCCTCATTGTATTTCCAAAAATGATTAGTAGATTCGTTCATAGTCACAGGTGTTTTTTTAACTTCAATAGTGTCATTGGAGTTTACGGAAAAGGTAAACTTGCCATAAGGATGTTCATCCATAATAAAAAGAGGAGATAGTTTTACCTCCTCATATTCTATCAGGACTGGGGTTGTTGGTCAAGGTCGTAAGTTACATACTCGACCTCAGGCATTTTGAAATCAGCATCAACCTTATCATAGAGTTCAAGGAATGCTTGCTTGGTTTCGTCATCAAAGCGGTTCACACACACTTGGATTGCCTTTGCCTTGTCTTGGAAGATGCTATAGGCACGGATGATGTGAACCAGACGGCGGGTGCTGATGATCTCCTCAATACCACCATCGTAGAAGGTCTTACGGATGATGTCTGCCCAGTCCACAAGGCGCTTACAGAAGTCGCGGTCTTCCACGCCAAGGTCCAGAGCTACGCCTTCCAGGATCTTCTGCTCGGTGCTTGGAGCGGGATAGGACTGCTCAAAGGTCACAGGGAAGCGTTCCAGGAATGCCTCGTTGAGCACATTGGTACCGATGAAACGACCATCATCAGAACCCTTACCTTTAGTGTTGGCAGTAGCTACCACATTGAAACCATCGGCGGGTTTGACATACTTACCAATCTTCTTAAGGAAGACACCCTTACCTTCCAGGATGGACTGGAGACACAGAATCTTGTTAGAGGCAAGGTCAATCTCATCCAACAGCAGAACAGCACCTCGCTCAAGTGCTTCCACCACAGGACCATTGTGCCAAACAGTTTCTCCATTGACAAGACGGAAACCACCAATCAAGTCATCCTCATCAGTTTCAATGGTGATGTTGACGCGGATCAATTCGCGTTTGAGTTGAGCACATGCTTGCTCCACCGAGAACGTTTTACCGTTACCCGAAAGACCCGTAATGAACGTAGGGTAAAATAGACTGGACTGAATAATTTTTTTGATATCGTTAAAATTACCAAACTTGACGAAGGTATCATCTTTGTCGGGAATGAGATTTTGTTCTACGGGGGGAACCACAGAGGGTGCTTGGAAGGTGCGTTCGATTTCTTCTACTTTTTGTTGTGTCACTTCAAGATTCCATTTACCACGACCAACTTTAAATTGATCAAGTTTTTTAGTAACGGTTTGATAATTAGCATCGTTCATACTACACCAAGCACGAACATCAGCAGCCGTAATAGCATTACCGTAAAGGTTCTGGAGGGAAGTGCGGATGTAGTCGGAGGAGAGTGCCATTCGTTTGCTTTGTTTCAACATAGTCATTATAAGGGAAAAAGGGGTCCGCTTGGGTCCTAAGTGGTCAGTTCGCCAACTGGTTCTTGAGTTCTTTCAGATACCCATCACCGGCAACATGTCCAGTATATCCTGGATAGTATTTGTTTACTAAAGCAGAAATACCCATAGCGGTTGTGCTGCTGTCACATTTAATCCATACTTCCCTCGTATCGTATTTTACAACATGCTCAAATGGGAATTTAGTTTTCATATCAGACAACCAAAGAAATGAACTCACCAAGAACTTTTTTATTTAGTTTTTTAGTCTTCAGAGACTTGGCAAAAGCAGATTTGATTTGAGATTTTGTCGCATCTTCAGAAACTTCAAACTCCGTTTCCTGGGAAAGTGCTGTCGCAGACAATCCAAAATATGCGTCATAACCAGATTTAGTAATAGTAAAACTCTTCAGTTTCTTCCAATCATTTTGAATTTTCTCATATTCTTTCTCAAGTTGAGAATGATACATTTGAACAAAACGGCTGAAATTACGACTTTCAAGGACACGAATACCAATAAAGTTCATCGAAATAAACTTATCTTTCAAATTCCTAAGAAGAGTATCAGTAAAATCATGATACCCATAACCAAATTTGTATGTGGTTCCAAGTTTACGGTCACGAAGAAATGTACTTATAGGGTTAACATATCCCGTCCCAATCGTAGGTTCTTTTTCCCAGTGTCGCTTAACTTCTTTATGGTGAACAAGTTGATTTGCCTCACCATCAGTCAGAACAATACATTGAACCTTCTGAAGTTTGTTTTCTTTCTGGAACTTGGGAAGAATTTGATGAAGAGTAATGAGTGCTTCATTCAAAGGAGTTCCGGAAAGAGCAACACGATTGGAGTAAGTATAAGGAGAACTGTAAGTCCTACCAAAGCAATAAGCAAGACGCCAAATATTCAGCATCTGATGCTCAAGTACACTACCAGAAACTTTGCTGGTGATAATATTCATCATAGCAAAGGTCTCATCTACAAGAAGAAGACCATCTTTCTTTTGGTAATGGGGAGTGCGGTCAGCAGCAGAGTAACGATCATTCTCATAATCATACTCACCACGACGCCATTCATTCGTGAAAGCATAAACCTCAAAAGGAATAGAAACTTTCTTACAGAACCAAACGAGGTTAAAAAGTTGCTTACAAGTATCAAGCATTACATCAGCCATAGAACCACTCCAGTCCAGTACAAACACCAGACCATGATTCTTGCCATCAGGAATTACAGATACTTTCTTAAAAAGATCCTCGTTGTATTTGTAAGTATGAAGGCGCGAAGTATCAAGAATACCTGTACGAGCAGTTGACGCACGAGCATACTGATCTGCTGCCTTACGGCACTCAAACTCCTTTACAAGGTAATTGACTTCCTTCTGAGCAGAAGTTTTAAACTTCCTAAACTCAGTATCCGATTCTTTATAAAGGTTTACTGGATCATATCCTTTATCTTTAGCATGTTCATTATGAATTTTTTGTTGATGGGAAAAAGATTTGTCAATGTCTTTATGTACCTCAGAGTTCTTACCAATAATAGTATCAAGATTTACTTGAGGGATTTCAATATAAACA